GGATTCGAGCCATAACCGCCGCCAAATCCCTATCCGAACCACGGGCACCGCTAAACGCTTTGTTTACAAACTGAGCAACACCAAAGCGAGCCGCTGCGTATCGAGCAGCTTTTTTTGACGACATCACAACTTGTGCATCAGGCCCAAGAAAACCAGCAAGGCCGGACCTAAACGCTTCAAAAGTTCCCATTTTCTTGAACTTTTCACGAAGCCCCTTGATCTCGCCAAGAGCCAATTGAAAAAGTCTTTGCGTTTGCTCTGTCTTACCCTTGCCGCCCGCCGCAAGCCTAGCGTCCCTCTGACCAACAAGCTGGGCAAGTTTCGCGTAACCCTCTGCCGATTTGTTTTCGGCTTGCGCAATTAGCTGCTGAGCCGCCGCCTGCTGAGCCGCGCCCTTGTGCCGCGTTGCCAGTTCGCTAATTTTCATTTTGGCCACGTTGTAACCCATGTTAATCGCTGCCTGCTCGGCCATGCGCTCATCGCCAAACCGCTTCATCATCTGCGCGTAGATGTTATTCTTGTTCATTAAGACATCTTTGCGTTTTCGCATCTCTTCTTTTTGAGCAAAAATATCTCGGTCAATAGCGCTGTTAATAATCTGCAAAGCCGTGTTTGGAATCTTGCCGCCCGAAATACCTTGAGCAAACGCGCCGATAGCAGTTGCAAAAGCCGCAGCTACTCGCCCGCCTAATCCACCGTATGCTCGGTTGGGGTCAATGGTCCCGTCTTTAAGCTCTTGCTCGGCCATGCGCATTTCTTGCTCGGTTTTGTCGAGCGATAACCGTTGGCGCTCCTGGAGGGCTTCATATTCGCGCATTTCGCGGTCATACTTTTCACGAGCTTCTCCTTGAGCACGGGCCATTTCATTGGCTTGCTCTTGGTAGTCAACAGTCCCAGCCGCCTCTAAACCAGCAGCTCTTCCGCGAGAAATCCCGCCCTGCGCTCGTCGTATAAGCTGATTAAACTGAGATGAAGGCATAACCACATTGCCACTTTTGTCTACCGTCACACTGGAGCCACCACCCTTTTTTCCTGCGCTGGTCCCTGGAACAGTTGCGGGTTCGATACCTAGAACCTGGTTCCCCAGCGGCACGCTTGCACCCGTTTCCATAATTTCCTTAAGCTCGTCCTCTGTAATTAAGCCTTGTTGAATAGCCTGCTGTGGGTTTGCTCGGATAAAATCAACTTGTTTCCCGGTAAGGTATTTCTTCGATGTTGTGTAGCCGGGTATTTCTTTTCCCGTCATTGGGCTAACCGAGGGTGCTCCGATAAAGGACTCCAGCCCCGCCTCAAGCCCGGTTGCGGGGCTAGACAAGTACATACCCTTAGACCCTTGAGGCATAGGGTCGCTTCTTGTCGGCAACGCCCCAAGATTTAAAGCTTCCGCCTCTTCAATTCGCCGAAAAGCGGCTTCGTCCTCTTCTGCTACTTTGGCATCTTGAAATTTATTCCACCGGTCAACAAGAGCCTGCACATCAACCGGCTCAGAACTTTCGACCGCACCCGTCTCTCCTGCTGGAACAACCGCCGGAGCCATTCTTTGGCGACGCTCCCCACTACGCAAAGCCCGCGCACGCGGCGACTGCCCCGCTGGGTAAATATTGCGGTCAAGCGCACCTGTGTTCATTTGAGCAACCATAGCAGCGGCTTGGTCAGCGGTTAAACCCGAAGCATCCAAAGCCCTTTGTTCGCCGCCCCCTAAACGTAAAACGTCCGAATAGGTCATATACGCATCAGTCAAATTTGACATCTTCTTATCTCCTTAACCGAGGTATTGGCCCGCTTTGCCAGTACCCGCGCCTATCGTACCACCAATAACAGCCCCAGCAGGCCCGCCGACCGCCGCACCAACAACAGAGCCAACCGCACCAAGAACACCGCTTAAAACATTAGACCACAAAGCCCCGCCCGCCTGCTCTTCTTGAAAGGTAAGTTGTTGCATTGCAAATGCCCTATCTTCAGCTCGTTGCTTGCTAGCAATTAAAAGCTGCTCTAATTCGTCGTCTGCCGCCCTGCTCGCTTGCTTTACTGCTTCTGCAATAGCTGACTCACCGCCAAGCTCTGCCTGCTGCGCCGAACGCCCCGCTTTTTGCAGCAACTCAGCAGCGTTGAACCCGCCGTATCCCATCGCTCTACCACGCTGAGCTTTTGTTAGAATATCGAGTTTTTCTTCGGCATCAATCTGCCCTTCGGTTTTTCTTCGACCCTCTGCAATATCCTTAAGGCGCTCGGCATATCCGAACAGTCGATCGTCAGATAAACCAGCTTCCCGACGAGCCGCTGCTTCTTTTGCGCGAATATTAATTTCTTTTAGGTCTTCCTGGTAGTCACCCCAGGTATATCCAGACTGGTCTCGCCCACCTTCTAAAAAGCCATCATCCCCATAATATCCACGACCAGTAGCTCCCCTACTTGCCGCTTCAATTTCTTCCTCGGTTGGCGCAGCACCTCGAACATCTAATTCGCCATATATATCTTCTTCGGACCCCATACCTTCGTAAAGATCATCTTCGGTCGGACTCTGCTCTTCTGCCATGCTGCACCTACCTAATTAAACCAATAAGTTTTTGAAATTCGTCTTCTGTTAATTCCTGATTCGTTGAAACAGAAGGATCTTGAAAAAGCTCGCCGCCCTGAGCCGCTCTTAAGTCATCCTCTAGACTGAGCCCCTGTATTGATTCGGCAGTTTTAACTTTTTCTAAAACATCGGCAACGCTGCTACCGGACGGGAGCATTTGCCCAGGGGATGCTGCAGAGGTAGATGCAACCATTTCTTCCCTTGTCGGCACTTTTGCTTCAGGCAAACCTTCGGATGGGTCAGGCCCCTGCACTGCTAAATGAGCACCAAGAGCACCCAAAGACCCCGCAACCGTCCCAATCATGCCGTGCAGTTTTTGCCTTTTTGCGATGTCTTTTCGCATCTCAAGTTGGGATTTACCAACCTCTCGCCGAGATGTGCGGTCTGCAGCGCTTTGCAGTGCTTGCCCACGACCCCGCAGGCTTTGCATGCTTCTACCAATCTCTTGATTGGCAATTTGACCAATAATCTGCTGAGAGACTTGCTTTGCAATTTGGTCTTGAAGCATCTGGCCGCGCATTTCTGCAATAGCCTGCTGCCGTAAAGCGTCTGATAAAAATGCACCTGCCATTATAATGTCCTGCTTGCTATGGTTTTAAATGATGTCTTGTCTGGCCGCACCCCAACCTCTAATGCAAAACCTTCGATATTCGCGCATTGTCCAGAGCCGTCTAACTTAAGGAGAAGCTGGATGCCCCTGGATTTTTGTTTTCCAATATGAGAACGAAACAAATATAGCCCCGTTGGGTCGCTTGAAACTGATACCGAATCTTCTTGGTTTGGGTCACCCTCTTCGCCGTCGTAATCGTTATAAACTTCAACCTCAAGAGTATGCGAGCTTACAAACTGACCTAAAACCATGTAGCGATATATACGGTCTTTTTTCATTAAACCCGTAGGGGAAATAAAGCCGGTCATAATCTCGGCCTTATATTGCACCGTAGATGACCCCGCTTCGTTAACGTCTCTAAAGTTTGTGGTTGATTGCGTTTTAACGCGGCCATCTGAAACCAACCGCTGAAAGCTTGTGCCGTCAAAAACTTCGTCAACTTGGTGAGCACCGCTATAAAAAGCAAGCTCGTAAGTAGTCCACTGCTTGTAGTAATAGTTATAAATGCAATAACGGTCAGTTCCGGCAGGCGTAGCCTTTTGTAGCATTATGCGAACGCTGTTATCAGAGTCTCGCCGTGTCATAGCGACCGCAGTGGTTAAACCAACGGTATCCTCTACCTGCGCCCCAATGTAGGCAATCGATAAATCTCGCCCAATCAAATGTATGCCCTGAGTTGTCTGATAAAAGACACCGAGAGGCGTATCTGTATGCGCAGCGCCCTCTAGTGCGCCGTGACCTCTTGCAAACAGACGGGGCTCGCCGTACCGCCCTTGGCCTAAAACGTCAGGACCGGAGCCCGCTACATAGTAGCCATCATTATTGGTAAAAACGATTAAGTTATCCAAGTTGCTTTCAACGGCAGTAATTTTTCCAGGGTCGCCCGTTAAGTTTATCGAATGATTAAGAAGCGGAAACCCCGGGGCAATACCCTCGCGAATAACGCTTGAAGCATACGCGGAGTCATCTGTCCCGGCAGCAATTAACTTATTTTGATGCCGAACTAGGTCGGTGCAGCACCCTGCGAAGCCGGTTGCAGGCAAGTCGTTTGTGTAAAGAATGGGCCTTGAAGTAATGGCCGCCTCGTCTTGAGGTAAATCGTTATAGGTTAAAAATGATGATGTAAGCGTATTGGGTACTGGGATATCGGCAACAAAGTAAAAAGTCGCTCCGTTGTGGTCGGTCCTATAAAGCTTAACTGTAAGGTCCTTTTTCCGGGTTAAGCTTGGAACGTAAGCCTGTACCTGGATAATAGACTTTCCTGAAACAACAGCGACAAAGGCCCCACTTGTGCCGCCTGGAATCGTCAAAGACTCCCCGTTTACATAGCCGGTGCCGGGATTTACTATAGTTATGGTGTCAATTGCCCCGGCGTCTACTGTTGTTGTGACCGTGCAACCAGAGCCAGAACCCCCGCCGACCGCTACTCCCACGGCGGCGCTGTATCCGCTCCCACCGGTAATTGTACCGTGACCAGCAACCTTGCCGGGGGTAACCGTTTTTTCTACCATTTCGGACGGCGTTGACTGGTGCAAATTTCCTTTTGCGTCTGTCCATGAATAAATCGCGCAGTATTTAATAACCTTGCTGTCCGAAAAACCCGCCGCTGCCGTTGCTCTTGTTGCTTCATCGACTTTTTTGATGGCGGGGTAGTTTAAGAAGTTGTTTTCTACAACCTCGTTACCATCGTAACTATGAATAAAGCCGCCACTGCCCAACCAGGCGTTTTCGATGTCTACGGAAGCCAGCTTTCTTGCAGGGTCAAAATCAACTTCAAACAAACTGACGCCGAAAATGTTGTCAGGATAATCGCCAGGACCGTAAACGCCGGGGTCATGAAAAGCATAGCCGTTATGTCGCGACGCACCGAACACGAAGACTGTAGATGTCTCACGCGACGTAACCCGCTGTGCGCCATAAAGCAGCCGCCTGTTTTCTCGGCCTGAGTCAAAGTCAGAAGGGTTATTTGTCAGGTAATCTGAAGTAAGGCACAAGGGAGCGCTTCCGGTTCTTAGCGCCCCAATAATTTCGCCCTCTGAATTGACCAAGGCAGCGTTACTGTTTAAACCCCTGCTGTTCCCTGACGGAGTAATGGCGTCGTAGTCAATATATAGTGAGTTATCGTTTACCTGCGTAAGCACGCAATAAACAGCACCGTCATATCGAAAAAAATCAGATGTAATTGAAGTGTTAAATGCAACAGCATTGCTTAACACGCTTATTGATGTGCTGCCGCGCTGAAGAATATACGACCGTACAAAATGCTCAGGAACAATTTTGCCCTGAGTCCCTATGTCAGTTGTCGGTGACCATAACTCAGTAAAAACATGTATAACTCCCTCGTCTGTAACAGACCCCGCTGTGCCGCGCAGAAGCTTAAGATTCCCTGAAGAGCTGCCATCCGCTAACGTATTCTGCATAGCGTGATCTACTTTTGCGCTTAAATCGTCTTTTACCTGAGTTAAGGCAACTTTATAAGCGCCGCTATCGCTGGCAGTGTGCCCGACAACGATCGAATACTCTGAGCCCGCATTTACGTCGTTCAGGCACTTTAAAAAAATTCCGTCCGGCACTCCGCCCGTTGCCTTGGTAAAAGGCGTAAAGTAAACCGACCGACTACCTCCCCCTACGTCTATGGAGTCATTGGGCATTGAGAGCGTAGCCGTGCTGGCTGTTAGGTACTGAACCTTTATAATGTTGCTGCCTGCATAATATGCAAAAACAATAGCATCGCTATGCGTTACTCCTAGAAACTTATCAATTTGATACACGGGGTAGGTTGTATCTATTGTTACCTGGGCAGCCGAGGCGTTTAGCAGATCAGCCTCAGAGGTAATAGCCGCCGCGCTTGTTATATTTGTGCAGTTTACCGAGCGATAGCGCATGTTGCCGCTTTCTTGGTAAACAATAAAGATGTAATTGCCGATAACAGCGCACTGCGGCTGGGCCTGCTTGTAAATTGCAGTGACTTGCGCGGAAGCATCGGTATCAATTGTTATTGTTACACTGCTAATTTCTGTCGTATCAATTAGACGAGCGCCGCTTTCAATGTGTTCGATGTCTACAAACGTATTATACTTGGTTCCTTGAAACTCGTATTCTTCCCAGACATAAACACGGACGCCGTTTTTTTCAGCAATCTGGCAGTTTCCTTGCCGTTTATCCGTCTGTACGTTTTTAAACTCGTTCTTAACGGTGCAAGGGACATACGTTCCACGGTCGAGCAAGCCTTGACCACCGGCCCCCTGCTTAATCCAAGAGTACATATTTTTGCCGTCTAGGATTAACGTTTCATCGCCGTACTGAGAAATAGCGACACCTGAAGAAATATCCCCGCCGCCAAACTTTGTACGAGTTGCGTTATCGTCGTGAACAAACCCGCCGCGCTTAATTAACTGGCCGCGCTTTCCGAAATCCATGTTCTTTATAGACTTCAAGGCATCGGGCTCACGGGCAGGGTCAGATGACTTTTCATCTACGCCCTTAAGCAATGCAAACGAGAGTGTTTTCTTTTCTAATGCCATTAAAACACCCACAAAGAAGCAGTGCAGGCGCTTCCGTAGCTTTGCAGCGCCAGGAATTGCGCCTTATTGTTGTTTTTAGCGTCGTCTACCTGAATAACTGATTTAGAATTTACCGAAACAACGATGTAGCCTCGATAACTTCTACCTAATCCGTGGTAAACATTCTGAGTCGTGCTTGCTGCAAACTCAATTCCTTCAATCAGTCTGCCGTCTAAGATACCCGAAGACTGCAGCGTGTTCGCAAACTGCTCAATCTTGTCCTGTACCCGAGTAAGCGGGTAATCGGATGTTCTGTATCGTTCAAACTGAATCATAACTAAACCAGGTTGATGTAATCATCTAGGTAAGAGGTCGTTCCAACATTTACATCGGTAATCGAATAAGACTCGCCAGCGTCACGCTTGCCCGCCGCCTGCTCAATCCGCTCAAGCTGTTGCTGCTTCTGCACAAGTAGCACCTGAACGTCTGATTCTTCTTTCTGAAGGCATTTAATGGCTGCATCTATAACAACGTACTCTTCGTACCCGTAAGCCACTGCTGGGGCCTTGTCGTAGACAGTCTTAGCCATGTATTCCGATTCACTTGTAGAATACTGCTCTGCTTCTGGCACGTACCAAAGGGTTACAGTGCCCGAGACAGTCGGGGCCGGGATAAACCTAATCGATTCACCCTGAATATGGTAAAGCGTGTTTGTTACCATCGACGCAACAACTCCTGGCGAGTTATACATTGCGCGTTCTTGAAAGTGGTATGGTCGCAGTCGGTAGGTAACACCGCCAACATCAAAATCAACACCGAGAGCTTTGTAGAACGAGTCAGGCAAAGCAAACTGACCTGCTGTTAATCCAGAGCCAGAACCCGGTAGTGTGTATTGATGCGTGCTAACATAGTAATCTTCAAACTTGGTTACGAGAACATCGTGAATCTCGGCCATCGCTACATTGATATAGCTGATTACTTCGGCATCGGAGACAAAGGCCGAGCCAGTCATATCAGCTCGTTGCCGCACACGATCAACAAGGTTTTGAAGCGTTGTTAGATTCTTCGGCATACCTATCCCCCAAAAGGAAAAGCGGGGGCACGTAGCCCCCGCTCAATTAATCCATCATGGTTGCCAAGTCGGACATCGCACTAACGACCGCATCGGCATCATTCTCTTGGATGGCCTTGAGGAATTTCTCCCCTGCCTCCTTCTTCATCAAGCCGCTATCATCCTCTTCCGGGCCTTCTTTTTTGGCCTTTTCAAGAATCATAAGGGCAAGATTACCTTTGCCTTTCATGGCAAGCTCCTAAATTATGTTACGCTGCTGTTCTTCAGCAGAATAAAGAATGAAAACTCATCCCCATCTGCGAATGCCTGCGCGTTACCATCATCATCAGTAAACTTGAA